AGTGTAAAACTTTATCCATAAACTCTATAGCTTTATGCTCATAAGATCCAGTGTAAGTAAACTTAGTACCATCACTATATACATAAGTACCACTAATGCTACGATTAGCTAACATCTTAGCTTGATGTGCTGCATCATCTAATAGAGATACTTTACCGTGCACTCTAATCATATTCTTTTTAAACTTAGCTCTCATTTCCTCTTTACATCTAGGATTAGAGCAAAGTCTATGGTATTTACCAGTCTTTTCATTCCAGTCTGTTTTATTACCACATACGATACATTTACCAGAACCTGGGTGAGTTTTATCATATAAGAATTGCTCGGCAGAAATATCACCGATAATATCTTCATGATCTTTTTCTATATGTCTGATTAACTTGTCTTTAAAATCTTTACGTCGACATAATGGACAAGCTATTCTTCGTTCAGTTGCCATTGTATCCTCCTTAATGAGTATATATCAATTTAATGCTATGTTAAAAATAGCTATTTGTGTATATTTTAAACCCTAGAACTAAGTAGTAATATATTAATATGAAAGGAGAATTTATCGTGGCTGATGATATTACTTTCATAACTGCCAAGACTAAAGAACTTCCAACCTTATTAAAGGAATACTCTTTATCTACTGACAGTTACAAAACTCCACTTACATATAAGAACTTTAATGCTGTTGGTACTCTAATTATGCGATTAATGCTATTAGAACCAGGCACAATAACTCATAGTCCAGAAATGTTTCTTACTATTATTCATTACTTTACAAAGCTCTTCGTATGTATATCCAAAGAACTCTATATCGAATTGAGCCATTTCCTTAAATACAAGTTCATACATAAGTCTTCCACTTGTAGTATTAAGTTTACCTGGTGTAGATGTGAAATATATACCGTGTCTTTGATTACTACGTATAGCAAGTAGTCTAGCAGTACCATGTGCAAATAGTATACCTCCAAGCATTGCAGTTGTATGACGTATAAAGTTAATTTCGTCTACGTATACAAATCTAGGTGAGTCTCCCCGCCCGGTTCTTTCTGCTTGAGTTTCACTTGTACCTACTGCGAATATCTTTAAGAAGTTATTTCTTTCTTCGTTCTTTACTTCTCTAGCTTTAAGAGAAGGAGAGAAATCTTCTTCTTCTACTAGCATTTGCTTACCTTTGACTTTTTTTGTCTTTATCGTATGAAATTTAAGAAATCTTGGTAGCATATTAGCAGCATCTATCATTCCCCGTCTGTTCTTACCAGCTTCATCTTGGTTAAAGTGTACTACTAACATCTTAGCATTACGAAGACCAGCTCCCCAGTCCATTCCTAATACTTTAGTAAGGTCAAATGTTTTACCTGTTTGTCTTGACTGTTCCCGATAGATATTAAATCTTTGAGCATATAACCATAAGAATGTCCATGTTGCAATAGTCATTTCATATGGAATTCTTTCTCCTGTAGCTTCGTCCATTATACGACCAGCTTCTCTAACCATATAAATAGGATTCTGTTCACATTCAATAGCAGCTGCTATCTGAATTTCACTACTAATGACAGGATTGTCTATATCTATACCAAGTAACATTCTATTAAGAGTTATAAGAGGAGCTTTATGGTTTATATTAATACCTAAAAAATCTCCCATCTTCTCTAACATAAAACTAAATTCAACCCATTGATGATTGACTGTACTATAATCATAATATATAGGAATAGCTTTTTTATGTTCGGCATTATAATAAATATCATAAGCAAAATCTGGAAGACCGTCTACTTTAAGTGCAACTTTGGCCTGGTCTGATAATTTAGTCTTATCAAGTTTAGGGAAGTTACCATTAAATATTTCACAATATGGAAATCTAAAGTCATCTTCTTTACCTTCATTCTCATTCTCGGCTTCAATAAAATTACTTATAGCTTCCAATACCTTTTGCTTATTCTCATTATATTCCTGAAATGATATATTATTATCTATTACTAAATTTTCAGGTGGTTCTATACCTTCATTTCTATACTTGGCTATTTCTTCTCTAGTGTTACGTATAAATTGATCATATGTACTATCAACAAAGTTTACCAATACATCTTTTTCTATACCAAGATCCTTAAGGAAGTTATCAAATTTCTCATGTTTATTATGCATAATTTCTTCGTAACTAACCATAATACCTCCGTACATAAACGGGAGCTTTCGCCCCCGCTGTTATTTTATAGCTTTACCATACCATATAATATTCCAGAATTTTCTTTTATTACACTACGACTAGCCATCATATCTGCTAGTATAATACGTTGTGCATCTAAAAGTCCTAAAGCTTCTCTTAGAAATTCATCTTTAGTATCCATTTCTACAGATATTATACTACCAAGAGTATTTATTTTATTCATAAGAACCTTCATTCCATCAGTTGTCTTACAATTCATTGCATCAGACTTTATCTTCATAAGATCATTTTCAAGATCAATATAAGTTTCTCTATCTTTAGGTTTTAACTTAGCTAGTAATTTACTTCTAGTAACCATGAATTCTGATTTATCACTAACAGATTCCATTCCTATTGTAGCATATCTAGCTGGTGCATTTTTAAATGCATTATAAGATTTCTTTAGATTATATTCAGATAAAACATCATCTTGAAGACTTTCCAATGAAACTAATTTAATTCCTGTTATAATCTTATTAGCATAAACAGGTCTATTCATTTTATTTATAGTTATAACAGCATGTCTTTTCTTTTGATACATTTCAAGAACTTCATTTATAGCATCATCACTAAAGCTTGGTAAGTCTTGGTATCCTTTAATTAATCTATTTCTCCATAAGTCTGCAGTCATTATAACACTATCAAATGCTCCTCTATTTTGAACACAATAACTAAAGTCTCTCATAAGCTTTTTAATACTATCACCTATATCATCTGTATCTATTCCATTTACACTATTATATACAAGTTTAAATAAGAATGCAAGTTTAACAAATGTTTCTAGGTTATTAGATACGATATCTCTATTACCATATATGTATACTACATAAGTATATAAAGTTAATTGTAATCTTATAAACTTATCTAATATAGCGTTTACTATAGCTTCTGCAAATATTTCTCTGTCACCATGAATCATCTTATGTGTAATTATTCTTAGTAATAGTGCATTATACTCTAAGTCTGTATTAAACCATGCAACTGGATAAGAGTCGTCATACATACCTAGTCCAAAGTCGCTACTATATTTTGTAGAAGTATCTGAGTCTGTATTAGTAGAATACCCCATATATCTTCTATATATGTCAGACTTTCTAATATCTACACCAATACCAATAAGTCTGCTGATATCAATATGAGCAAACAGTCCCTTTCCATTATCTCCATTTAGAATAAAGAAATGACTATCGGCAAATAAATCAGTTTTACTTCTTTCTTTAATTTTAAGAAGACCATAAATATTGAAGTATTCTTCTGGTATAAATTTTGCACTAGCAGATAAGTTATATGATAATCCAATGTTATTGAAAGCATGAGCACAGTCATTAGGAAGTTCTGTGTACTTTTTAATTTCTTCAATTACGTCTGGACTTAAACATTGTAATAATCCAGCTTCTTTAAGATCTTCCATTATTTCATATTTGTTCTTATTGTATATGATACTTTTAAACTTACCATATTTTTCTCTGGCCATAGCTTCACATCTTCTAATAACTTCAGCCGCTTCATAGTTTTCATTAAAGAAATCTTTATAATAGCCATAGTTATTACATTCTTCATACTTTTTAGCATAATTAGTTATAAACATCATAACCCTCCTTTAGGTTTACATTTTAATATATATTGTTTAACACCGCCTTGTTTTTCGGGTAAAAACAACCGGACTGTTAATTATCTTATAAGAAAGGAGGGAATTTTATGTATAATTTACCTGAGTATATAGCAGCTAGAAGAGCGACTAGTATAGTTAAATCTTTTATAGTTAATAAACGTTCTTATACCGCTAGTACTGATAATGGGTCTGAAGATATTTCTATAGGATTAGCAAATTTAGACTTTAGTTCAGTT